TGCGACCCTGCCCAGTGCAACCAACAACCGTCGTCAGCGAGCCAACGAAAGTCGGCCCCATGCATCCGGACCCATCGTTCGGCGTTGCCGCTGTCGGTCAGATAGTCGGCCTGACCGGCGCCTGGGGGTGGGGCTGGGGTGACGACTTTGGTGACCTCGACTTTGCGGGCCTCGAGGATCAACCCTTGCAGGCCTTCACGAGTCCCCCCAGCCTGGACCCAGTCGGCGGCGTCGGCCCCTTTCTGGTTCGCGTTCGTCGCGATGGTCACAACCTCCCCAGCTACGCCCTGCAGCACGCTGGCGATCCGCCCCATCGCAGCCCTGCCCACATCGTCATTGTCGGGCCACAGGGCAACGTGGGAGCCCCTGAAGTGTTCGGCGAACGCCGGCGTCCACGTCGAACGTTCCTCCCCGCCGACTGCCCCCGTTCCCCCCGCCCAAGTGGTGGCCACGATGCCCAGGCTGGCGACGGCGTCGGCGGCTTTCTCGCCTTCGGTGAGGACGATGAACGCCCCAGTCCCCCGGGCCTCGACAAGTTGGGGGAGACGGTAGGGGATCTGGGCTGGGCTCTTGCCCCCGTGGCCGTCGGCCAGATGCTGGCTGTAGGACTTGCGCTTGCCGTTCGCCTTGCCATCGCGCCCACGACCGGGCTCCCAGCGTTTGACGCTGTAAGCCCGCTGCCCCTTGTCGTCGAGGTAGACCCATTCGGCGACGACGCGCGGGACTTCGGCGGCTGCCTCGACAAGAGGGACGCCGGCGATGGTGGAGAGTTCTTGGATCGCCTCGAGGAAAGTCCCGCCCCGCTGGCGTTCAATCATCGTCAGGGCGTCCCCGCCGACCCCGCACGCGCGACACAGGAACACGCCTTTGTCGTCGTCGATGTCGAGGGATGGGTTTGTGTCCTTGTGGAAACAACAGACTGCGGACCAGTGGGGCCCGTGTTCGTGTTTGACTTTGCTGCAGAATACGCGCGCGACGGTCGACATCAACGACGCTGCTTTGACGTCGTCGATAGACTGCTGGGTGTATTTCACGGGGCTGCCTCTGGACGTGTGCGCGTTCGGTTCGTGGGCGATGCGCGCGGGTTGATCGTGGTTCGTGGGGGCTGATAGATGGCCGAGAAACAACCGGGCGGCAATGACGCCGCCCGGTTGTCGCCCTGTGGCGTTGCGTTGCGCTATTCGTGTTTCGTGTCCTTCGTCAGTCCTGGGCGGCGGCGAAGTTCGTCGGCCTTCTCGCACAGTCGTCGACGATATTCGATGTTCCTCTTTCGCACAGCTTCGGGCCGGTTGTGCTTGGTTTCCTTTTGCGGCGGCATCTCGACGACGGGGAGCAGTTCCTCGTCGAGGTTGCGCACGGGAAGTTGCGCACGGAGTGGTCCGTCGTCATCCCACACAAGCGCCCAGCGTGGTCCGTTCGTCGTCGTGGTGGTCATGGTTCTCCTGCTTCGGTGCGCGGGGCTTCCCCGTGTACCTGGTGATAGAGGTCCGCGGCTGCGACCTCGAGGTCAACGCGGTTGATCAGGGCGCAGTGCCTCCCGTTGGCGATGAGTTCGACCCACCAGCGCCCCCGCTCGCACAGCACGCTGCGTGCGGTCAGCGTCGTTGGTCTGCGCTTGGCGCGCAGTTCGTGGGCGTTGAAGGTGACGACAAGTTGCGTCGGCAGGACGCCCCCGCCGATGGTGAGTTGCTCAGCCATCGTTCACCTCGGTGGCCGGGAGGGATGGCTGCGCGGCGGCGGCGATGCGCGCGTCGTTGTCGACGAGACGCTGGGCCTCGAGGAGCGTAATGACTTTGGACCCCCGTGGTTTGTGCGTCTCTGCGTGTTCCGCCATGTCGTAGTGCCCTGCCGCGGACAACAGCCGGCCCCAGGCGGTGTGAGACCCAGTGACAACGTTGAAGAACCAGCGCCGACCGTTGGCATCGTTGCGCATGATCACCCAGGGCCCAGCGAGGGCTGCGGGTTCGTCGTTGGGCCCAGTCGCGTTCGCCTTGCGCGCCTTCACCTTTTCAGCGCGCGTTGTGAGGTTGCTCGCCAGCCACGCGGGGATGGCCCGACGCTCGACGGTGGCCGCCATCCCGCCGGCCTCACAAGCGGCCTCAATGGCACTGATCTGCTCCTCGAGTTGATCAGCGTCGGTCAGCGCCATGGCCAGCGCCTTCGCACCTTCGCCTTGGTGGCCGTCGAGGATCTGCCTTGCGACGTCCTCGACGACCTCGGTGACGATGCGCAGGGCGCCGATGGGGTTTGACAGTCGCGCGAGCTTGGCGCTGGGGCGGTTGATGGGAGCGACGGCGGCGACGAGGCCGTCGACGGCTGTCTGCAGGTCCTGAGCAAGACCCGCCGCAGCATCGGCCTCGGCAGCGGCGTTGTCGGCCGCGGCTTGAATTGCTCTGTCTCGCGCTGCCTGGGCCTCGGCTGCGATGACCCGGCCGTTGCGCACCGCGTCGGTGAGCATGGCCAGATCTGCGAGGATGGCATGCAGGCTGTCGACGACCTGCACCTCGTCGCCGTCGTCGACGAGCAGGGCACCAATGGCGGGGTTGTCCTGCCCGGCCTCGGCCAGCAGCTCCCTGATGTCGTCGAGGCCGACGGTCATGTCGACAACGTCGGTTGCCTCATCGACCCCCTGGAGGATGATGTCGGCAGCGTGCCCGATGCGCCGGAAGTCCTCGGCCATATCGGCTTTGAGCGCGGCAATCTGCCGGTCCACCTCGGCGTCACCCTCACGACCAACGGTAGCGGCGGCAAAGATTCGGCGGTTTGCTTCGTCGACGTCGGCTTGCAGTTGCTCTGCCTTCTTCTTGAGCAGGTCCACCTGGTGGTCGTGGCGGCTGGCGGCTGCGACGGCGAGGCGTTCAAGCTCGACGAGCCCGACGCGAATGGAGTGGGCTTTGTCTTCAATGCGTTGTCGGTCGTTGTCGTGGGTCATGATGGTTGCTCCTGGTGGTCGTGGAAGGGTGCCCCGTTACGCTGGGGCCACGCGTTGCGGGGTCAGTCTTTTTTGGCGTCGTTGGCTGCCGTGGCGACTTGGTCGGCAGCGTCGGGGATGATGACTGCGATTCGCTGGACCATGTCAGCGTGCTTGGCCACGACGGCGTCGACGTCGTCGGCGCCAGCGATGTCGAGGAGAATCGTCCCCAGCGTCGCCTGCGCCTTCGCCAGTTTCTCCTCCGCCGTCGCCGTTTTCTTCGCCGGGGCTGGGGCCTTCGCCGTCGTCGTCAGCGGCTGGACAACGTAGGGCTTGCGTGACTGCTTTGACGCCGTGAGCGACATCGTGACAGCGCGGGGGATCTCGCTCATATGCGAGATGCGAATGCCGCCGACAGCAGCCCCACCGAACACGACGCTGTCGTCGCGAAACAGCGTCATGGATCGGCCAGCGTAGGCGCCCCCATCGCGCCCCCAGCAGTGGACGAGGACGCGGCGCATCGACTTGCACGGCAGATAGGGCTTGCCGCCGTCGCCGTCGAAGTGAATGGCAATGGGCTGGTCACCCTGTCCCGTCGACGCGCGGGCTTTCACGCTGGTGACGACGATGGTGCGGGGCCCGACGATCAAATCGTCGGCGTTGAGTTGGTCGCTCTTGGGGGCGATGGTTGCCCCGAGGTCTACACTGGTCATGGTTGTTCCTGGTGGTCGTGGTGGTCAGACGTTGATCGTGTCGTCACGTCGTTCGGTCGGGATCAGGCGATAGTCTGGGTCACTCATTCGCTCGACGATTCTGGCATACTCCTCGTTCAGTTTGTCGTGAAACTTTGACGCAGCCGCAATGATGGCGCCTTGAACTTCCTCGTCGGGAAACACTCGTTTCGTAAACATCGGAAGGCCTGCTGAGAACGACACGAAGTCACACCACTTCCGTTCACTTACCAGCAGCCCCGTTTGCACTTGCAACAGGAAATCTTCGGGCATCTGCGCGGCAAGTATCGTGCGGACTTGCTCGCGTTGAATGCGGGACTTGACCTCGACAAACCCGTTGTCCCCGACAAGGAGGTCAGGCGAGAACCCCAGCACGAACCCCCATCGGTCGTTGGTGATGAGCCCGACACGGTGCCCTGGTTCATAGGCGTCTTCGTAAATGTTCAGGGCCTCGCCCTCGTCAGCCTCCCCACGCAGCATATGTTCGCCGACGTAGGTTGGTTCGACGTACTGCGTGACCCGCTGGGCCAGCAGTTCGTAAAGGTGCGCGCGGGACTTGTCGTTGTCGGCGCTCTTCAACTTCGCCGGGGTGATGATGCGCGACATCTCGCTGGCGGTCAGCAGCCCGCAACGAGCTTGCAGCCATTCGGGGCTGCCCTGGATCAGTTCCTTGTGAATCGTGACGGTCATACGGTTATCTCCGATGCGATGCGCTTGAGGAAGTCGGCGATGGATTCGAGGGCGAGCGTCTGCCGTTCGTGCTGGCGTTCGCTCTCTGTCTCGTTCGACGGTGGCGGCGACCTCGACGGCGCTGGTCCCGTCACTCCCTCCCACGAACCGACGCCCAGCCCCCGTGCGTGGCGCTGGTGCTGCAGTTCCTGGGCTGCAGCCTGTTTCGCGACGACGTCGATGACGCCCCAGAGGTTGTCGACGATGTCGTGGGCAGTGCGCTCGAGCTCGGCGCTGGACACCAGCGCGGCGCTGGACAGCACGGCGTGTGCAAGGTTGCGGTCCAGGGTCATGGCGCATCCTCGGGCTGCGAGGCGGTTGCCGGTGTTGCCGTGGGGGGTGCTGTCACGCCAGCGCTGCAGTTCTTCGACGTTGACGGCGATGTCCCTCCCGTCGCGTGTGTGTGGGGCACCTTGCCGGCACCATCGCTTGATGGATGATGGGGACGTGCGCAGCGCAACGGCTGCGTCCGTCGTCGACGTTGCGCGCAGTGGCGGGGTCGGTTCTGCGTTTTTTTTGGGGGCCATGGTTTTCCTCGTGTTCTTGGCATCCATCATCGGGACAGTCCACCGTGTCGGTGTGCCTGACTGTCGACGGGGGGAAGGCGCCAAGACCGCCCCCGTTTCGGTTGTTGCCCCGGCGACGGAATGTCGTCGGGCAACCGCTCCCCCGTCGCGTCGAAGTCGACGGGGGAAATCGTGAATTCTAGCGGCGGGCCCCGGCTTGCCGGTTGCTCACCCAAGCCCGCAGGCCGGACTCTGACAGCCACCCCGATGAGAGTTCGGGGTCCGCAGCGCCGGCGGCCAGTATGCGCATGATTTCGCGTTCAATGCGAGCGATTCCATCCTCAGCCGTCACGTCGACGCCGTCGACAAGGGCCCCAGGCCCGATGAATCCGACGGCGTCGACGATGGCGCCCAGGCCGGCAAGGAGGTCCCGCCGGCGGCTGTCGATGGTGTGTCGCGCAGCCAGCAGCCCGTCGTGCCAAATTTCGGCGTCGAGGGTGTGGGGCAGGACCAGGGCGCCGTCGAGGAGAGCGAGCGCTGCCCTGTTGGCGGCGCCGACGGGAGGTGACTGCAGGTAGAGCCTGCAGCGGTCAATCGCCCGAATCGCCCCCGCGGGCGTCGCCCACGTCGTCGCAGCCCATCCGGGGCCCACGACGCTGGGGGAGGAGCGGTCGATCCGCAGAAGACCGCGTTCGCTGCGGATCGAGAACCCGGTTGGGGGGTCTCCCCCGTTGATGCGTGCGTTCATGGCTGCTCCTTTGCGGCGGCGAATGCGACCGCGAAAGTGGCGGCGTCGACGACGACGGCACCGTTGACGATGACAGTCCAGCCCCTGCGCCCATGGCGCTGCAGGGTGATCACGCGTCCGCCAGATAGTCGGCAATTTCGTCGGCGTGGTCGCCCTCGAACGCCTCGAGGACGGCGGGGTTGCCGCGCACCCAGGACAGGAGGTCGTCGAGGGTCATGCCATCGAGGACGGCGTCGAGGGCGCTGCCGTCGTCGTCGAGGGCGCGACGGGCGGCGGGGTCAGGCAGCAGTGCGTCGAAATCGGGCAGGTCGTGGGGCATGGGTGTCCTCGTCGTGGTGGTCTGACGACAAACCCCGGGCTTGCCGGGGCTGCTGGTCAGGTTGGGGGGGAGGGTCAGGCGTGGTGGCTGTAGTCGCCGAGGTCCTCGGCCATCTGCTCGGCCTCCTCGCGGCTGATGCGACCGACGGGGCGGGCCTCCTCGCGGAGGCTGCTCTCGATGTCACGGATAGCCATGGCCTGCATGGCCACCTCGGCAGGCGTCATCGGAGCGGCGACGGCGGCGCGCATCTTTGCGTCACAGTGGGCGTCATATGCAGCGCGGTCTTCGCGCGAGAGACGGCCATACCATGCCGACTGAGCCGCCCGATTTCGGGCGTCAAGCGCCTTGCTTGGCTTCTTGCCGATTTCGGTCACGGGCTTGCTGGCGAGGATTTCGGTGATGTTCATTCTGTCTCCCTGTTGTCGTGCGACCATTGTGAACGATACCGTTCAGCGTGTCAACCATTTCGTTCGTTTTGTTTCGCGTGGCGTTGCAGCGCCGTTGTGCGGTGTCTCGTGTGCCGGCACGCAGAAACCCCGGGCTGACCGGGGCTGCTGGCTGGGTTGTGGGGTGGGTGGTCAGCCCTCGCTGTCGTCCATGGCACGGGCGTCGTTGACGATGTCAGCGCATCGCTGGCGATTGCGCATCATCTCGGCTGTGGGGATCGACTTGTCCAATGCGCGTGCGCACGTCGTGTAGGTGTCGATGTCGTTGGCCGTGCGGGCCTCGAGTTTCAGCGCACGAATGGTATCGGTTGAGATGGTGTCAGCGGTCAGCATGTTCTGGGCTCCTGGTTGCGGCGTCGTGTGCCGTGCGACCATTGTGAACGATACCGTTCAGCGTGTCAACCATTTCGTTCGTTTTGTTTCGCGTGGCGTTGCAGCGCCGTTGTGCGGTGTCTCGTGTGCCGGCACGCAGAAAAACAAGCGCCACCTCGCGAAAGGTGGCGCTTGCCGAACATGACCAAACCCTGACCCGGACCCACGACGGTCCGTCGTCGACGCTGCCACGGGGGCGCGTCGTTGTCAACCGTCAGCGGGGTTGGCGGGCCTTTGCGGCTCGAGGCGGTGCCGGCGGGCCAGCACGTCCGAACGACTGCGAAGCCCAGGCGCTGTCTTTGATCCCCAGGCGGCGCTTGATGACCTCCGGTGCCATGCCCTGGGCCTTTAGTTGGGCGATCCACTGCCCTCTCTGCTCGGGGGTCAGCGCAGCGAACGCGGCGCGCATTTGGGCCCCCTGGTTCGCTGCTGCGACCTGGTTGCCGGGTCTGTCGAGGAACCCCAGCGCGTTCGGCGTGTCGGTTTTCGCCCTGCGAATGGCTTCCATGGCCTCCGGGGGCATGAGGTCCCCAGGCTGGCGCATCGGCGGCGGCGGGACCGCCGCGGGCGGGGCTTTGGTGGCGGCGGCTGCGCCCTCGGTTGCGAGCTCGTCCAGCGCTGCCGCGGTCTGCTTCGCTGCTGCGGGCGACTTGGCGACGGCGTCCCTGAACCTGAACTGCCGCAGCAGCCCACGCAGGGCGTCCTCGACGCGCGTTGTGGGCAGCCTCAAGGCCTGAGAGATAGTGGCGAGGTCAGTTGTCCCCTTCTCGATTGCGATGCGCTGGATCTCCTGCTCCAGCGGGGACATGGCGGGGACGCTGATTCCACCAGGTAGCATCGTCTCCGTCGACGGGGCCCGCGGCGTCGGCGCCGACGGCGCAGGCACTGCCGGGGCTGGACGAGGCGCAGGGGGAGCCATCGGCGCCACGGGCGCAACCGGGGCGACAGCGACGGGGGCGGGGGCAACCGTGGCGACAGGCGCGGCCGGCGGGGCAGCCGCGGGGGCGCGCGGGGGCGCGACGGCTTTGAACTCCTCGAGGATCTTGGCGAGTTCAGCTTTCGTGAGTTGCGCGACGGGTGCCGTGGTCGCTTCCTCGACGGCGGCGACGGCGGGTGCTGCAGGAGTCCCGCCGGCGGCGCGCAGGGCCTTTTCGCCAGCGCGGGCCCCAGCGGTCAGGATGCCCGTGGGGCTGCCGGGGATGGCGGCGACGACGTCACGGGCGACGGGGCTGGCGTCGGCTTTGGTGAGCAACCACCTGAGAGCGTCGGCGCCTTTGCGTGCTGCAGCCTGTCCGGCGTCTTTGACGTTGCCGACTTTGGCCAGTTGGCGCGCGATGACGGGCCCGACGATGGGGGCGGCTTTGGCAAGTGCTTTCTTTGTGACCTCCCCCCCGACGATGCCCAGGGCGCCTTGACCGGCGCCAGCGAGCGAGAGCGGGTCAACGTCGGCGAGAGCAATGGAACCCGTCGCGGCCAGCGCGCGTTGAGCTTGGACGTTCTTCGGCGCCAGCGGCAGCGTGGAAATAATGCCGGTGACGGCGCCAGCGTCATAGGCAATTGGGCTGGCGTCATAGTCTCGCTCAACCTTGCGG